GGCAACGTGGGAATCGGCACGACTATTAATGAATCGGGTTATAAACTAGACGTCCGAGGCTGGGGACAGTTTGAACACCCATCTGGTGACTGTGTTGTTGCCATTAGAACTGGTAACGACACAGGATCTAGCTTGCTATACTTCGGTGATCAATCTGCTATAAATGCAGCGTCGATTGTTTACAACCATACAGCTAACAATATGACATTCAACTCGAATGCTGGTACAACTATGACGGTCAGTTCTGGTGGGGACCTCGTCGTTGCTGGCAATATTACTGCATACGGAAGTCCATCTGATATTAGACTCAAAGAAAACATTGAAGTAATACCAAATGCTGTTGACAAAGTAAAGACTCTAGACGGCATCACCTTTAATTATATTAAAGACGGCGCAGACAAAAGAATGACTGGTGTTATTGCACAACAAGTGCAAGAAGTTTTACCAGAAGCAGTATATGAGACAGAAACAATAGAAGATCCTGGAGATAAAAATCTTGCAGTGCATTATGGCAACATGGTTGGTCTTCTTATCGAAGCAATCAAAGAACAACAGCAACAGATTGATGAACTTAAATCTATTATTGAGGGTATGTAAGAATGGAAGAAAACTGGAAATTGGTTACTGAAATAAACGCTCCGGTTAGAATTATACAATGTGAATCTGGTATAATAGAATTTTCTATTCCTGATTCTGAAATTAAATCTGCCAAAGGCGCGGTTGATTCTGACTCTATCGTCAATTATGTTTTGGAAAATTGCCTAAAATGAACGAATGGACATTAGTTTCTGCGTTAGAAAACCCCGAAAGATCGATCAGATCTTCAAACCTTACGTTGACAATGAAAGCAACGGAATCTCAAATTCTATCGGTATGGGGTGGTTCTAATATGGATCATCTGGATTCAGACACTGTGATATTGTATGTCAAAGAAAATTGGGGAAGTAGAAAATGAGCAATAAAGATACCGACAACCTTTTTGGACCTATAAGTTTAAATGCAATTCATGTGGCGGAGGGCGGTACCTCAGGTACTACGGTTAGTTTTAATGACGCCATAATTCGAAACGGGGTCGACGGAACGGCGATACCCTCTGGTTCAATCCATTATATACTAAATCATTTTGTTGCAAGTCCAGGCGACCTGGGCAACTCGGCAACCGCGAGCTCGACCAAGGGTATTGATTTGTGTAAACTTACAGGCGATTTCTTTATTTTAGGGAATGCCCAATTACCTCAATCCGCGACCGATGGGGCAGCTACCATAGGAGCATACAGCAATTTCTTCGGCCAGAAGGCAATCCTTGGATCCGCTGAAACTGGTGGCACAGCACTTTTCGGTAGTGATGTTACTATCTCTGCCTTTGAGGGTTCTGGATCAGGCGATGCTAATCATGGGTATTTTATGGCTGCTGTTGTCGATAATGGGGTCGTCTACCAAGGTGATCTGACCGGAAAGATATTTATTTACGGGCCCGAATGGATCTCGGGCGGTCAGTTCATAGATTATGCATCGCCAGGATCGGCCATTAATGCTTGGAAGAAAATCGGCGATGTGACGACAGGAATGCAGTTTTCCGATCACGGCGGACCAACATGTATGCACCAAGATCAAAATTTACTTGGATTCATTGTGAATTCAGACCCCGTTTCTGGACTTTCCAGCACTGGTTGGTATGTATATTATTACCTGATAAACCTCAGCACCACTGGGTCGTTTTCGCTTGCCCAAAGGATGACCACCACTCAAATTGGAAGTGAGATCGGTACTAGTAATGGGTGGAATAGCAATTACACGGTTTGGCCAGAAGCAATTGCTGTTTACCATAAACCTGCTAATGCTGGCGCGAATGAAGGGCAATTATCTGGAAACGGAGGGGGTTTAAACACAGATTGGATTGCCGTTGGTTTATGTCGAGGATCTGGTACTAACCCAACCGGGCCTAGCATGGTTGGGTTATTTAGCAGGAGGGGTTTTAGCACTAGTTTGGGTACAGGATTTATAATCGACGGTGCCAATTATAATTATGACGATGACGACAATTTTGGTATTAACGTTACTATGTCTAATAATTATTTGGTGATAATGTCCACAAGTTACAGTACCAGTTTTACTAGAAACCACTTTACTGTTTTTGATATATCAGGGGAAGAACCGGTGTTCTTATACCGCAGAGATAATCCTTATGGTGGAAATGGTGAATCTGGATTTGGAAGAAATGAAAGTTACTATGACACCGCAGTAAGTAAACATTTTACCAGAACAATGTCAATATCCGGTGATACTAGATCAACGAGTGCTATTCCCAACACTAGTATAACAGCAATTGGACCCACTGGACACGGACCTTGGCTTTTAATTGGAAATCCCCAGAGATTTTCTCAATATACCGACGCAGGAAATGTTTATGTATTTCATCTACCAACAGGCGCTTGGATAAGCAGCTGGGGATTGTTCGAGTATGATACAGCAAAAAGCACTTCGTATAACGAATTCGGCGCAAGATATGGCGCTTGGGTTGCCGCAGGAAGGTTACAAGCAGGACGTTCAGGCCTCGCGGGACCAGATGTAATCATGGTAAGCGCTCCTGGCGCTCCTGGCGCAGCTTCTGGTAGCCTGATTGGTACTGGATCTTCAGATGGTAATGCATTCATAGCTCTTGACATTAATCCAGAAACTTAATTGTATTTGTTAAGGCAGGTGCAGGATTCTTATAAATAGAGTCATATACTTTCACTAATCGGAATGTGTTATGGCATATTACAAAGACATTACAATTGATCAGGGTTCGACTGCTTCGATTAATGTGCATTTAACTAATAAGAATGGAACTGCAAAAAATCTAACCAATTACACTGCATCCTCGCATATTAGTCCCAACTACAATCTCGATAGCAGCAGCATCACTGTGTTTAATTGCACTGTTGATTCTGCTGCTTCTGGCATTATTAACCTCAGTTTAACCCATCTCCAGACCAATTTGCTCAAAGCGAACAAAAGATACGTATACGATCTAGAGATAGCGAGAGACTCCTCTGGGAGCACTGTCGAGGTCGAGAGAGTCCTCGAAGGTCAATTATATGTAACGCCATCAGTTACTAAATTGTCTATTACATAATGACAACCATAGTTAAAAAAGTAGTACAGACAAGCACAAAAGTCGATAAGGTTGTTGTTAATAATAATTCAACGTTGGTTGACAAGGTTATAATCAACCAATAAATATATAAAGAGGAACGATAATGGCAGCACCAAACTCAAGGCAAACACTAATAGACTTCTGTCTACGGAGACTGGGTGCACCTGTACTTGAAATCAATGTAGACGACGATCAAATACAAGACAAGGTAGATGATGCGCTGCAAGTCTATCAAGAGTTTCATAGCGATGCAACCTTACGCACTTATATGAAGCATGTTGTTACTGCGGATGATGTTACCAATAAGTACATCCCAATTCCTGCAGACATAGTTTATATTTCTAAAATGTTTCCTGTCAATAGCACGTTTTCTGGGGCGGGCATGTTCGATGTTAAATATCAAATGATGCTAAACTCTATGGGCGACTTTGTGAGTTTTGCCGGTGGTATGTCTTATTTCTACCAAATGCAGCAGTACCTCTCTATGGTGGACATGCAATTGTCTGGTACTCCTCAGGTTTCGTTCTCAAGACACCAAGACCGATTATATGTTTTTGGGGATTTTAATGATGGTGATATCAAAGTTGGCGATTTCCTAGTTGCCGAGGTTTATCAGATCGTTAATCCTGATTCTTCAGTAAGTATCTACAATGATATGTTTATTAAGAATTACACAACCTCATTGATCAAACAGCAATGGGGTCTTAACATGATGAAATTTGACGGTATGCAACTTCCTGGCGGGGTAACTGTTAATGGTCGTCAGATGTATGATGATGGAACTCAAGAGTTGGAAAAACTTAAAGAAGATATGCGACTAGAACAAGAACTACCGCCTGACTTCTTTATTGGATAATATTAATGGCTACAAACCCCTATTTCAGTCAAGGCAGAAAGAGCGAACAACTGCTGTACGAAGACCTCATTGTGGAGTCTTTGAAAATGTATGGTCAGGACGTTTACTATCTTCCTCGTGAACTGGTAAATAAAGACCAGATATTCGTCGATGATAACGTTTCTCGTTTTTCAGACGCATACAAGATTGAAATGTATATCGAAAACACCGAAGGGTTTGATGGTGAGGGAGATCTATTTACTAAGTTTGGTGTAGAGATTCGAGACGCTGCTACGTTCATTGTTGCTCGGAGAAGATGGAACTCTGTTATTGCAGTAAATGAAGAAGCAGATAACAATCCGTTTTTCCGACCACGCGAAGGCGATGTAATCTATCTACCTCTTTCTCAATCTATGTTTCAAATCTCTAGAGTAGAAACTGAGTCTCCATTCTTCCAGTTAAAAGACTTACCTGTATTTAAAATGCGTTGTGAGTTGTTTGAGTATAACGATGAAGACTTTGATACTGATATTGAAGAGATTGATCAGGTTGAGAAATTCTCTGCTTATCAATATGTGATGACGTTTGATTCAGTCGTTGGTGAGTTTGTTGTTAACGAAATCGTCAATCAAACTAATGGCGATTATGTGATGAGCGGCGAAGTAGTTAAATACGATGCTCTGAATAACAAACTGTACCTTGCGCACGTTGGCGCTGACGACGGACTTTTCCATACATTTACTAATTCTGCCGAGGTTCTGGGTCTAGTATCTGGTGCCGTGGCAACTCCGACTTTGATCGAAGAACTACAGAACATTGATCATGGCGCGCAGAACGACGTGTTTGATATATTTGAAAGTGATTTCTTAGACTTTACGGAAACTAATCCGTTCGGAGATCCTTCATGATAATTATCAGAGGTATTAAATAATGTTTGGCCAACATTTCTATCACCAACGAGTACGAAAATCAGTTGCTGTATTTGGTTCGTTGTTCAATAACATATATGTTTTAAGGAAAAATTCATCTGGCGATGTTATGAGTCAGGTAAAGGTTCCTTTGAGTTATGCTCCCAAACGAAGTTTTATTGATCGTATTGCGCAGATGAATCAGGGCGAAGACGCCGAAAGACAGATTGCAATTAAATTACCTAGGATGTCTTTTGAAATCGTATCAATGGAATATGATATTACGCGACAGTTACCCAAAACGAATTCAAGGATTCAACCATTAACAACTGGTTCTGCCTCTGTATCAGATAAGACAAGGTTATACACTTCTGTTCCATACAACATCAATTATCAACTTAGCATATACGCCAAATCACAAGACGATGCTTTACAAATTGTGGAACAGATAATTCCTTATTTTAATCCCCAGTATACAGTTACTATGCAACCATTAGATGCATTGAACGCGATCAAAGACGACGTTCCTGTAATATTGCAGGGGTTGACTTTTACTGATGATTACGAAGGACCGATCGAAGCAAGAAGGACTATTATATATACGCTTGACTTCTCTATGAAGATTAGTTTCTATGGTCCGTTAGTAACCGGACCAATTATTCGTCAAGTGGACGGACAAATATATCAACAAGACACTCCAACCGTGGGCAATAACTCCCTGTTAGAAACTATTAGAACGACTCCGACTCCAGAAGGCGTAGC